AATGTGGAGTGATTGTCTTTCTTATGATTGGGTTTTATTTAATCAAATATTTGGACATGCATTCAACATTCCTAAGAATGTTTATTATATTCCTTTCGATATTTGTACTCTTTTCAAAATAAAAGGTATTGACCCTGATATTTCAAGAGAGGAATATACTTCAATGTCAGAAAGTTCAGTAAAGCACAATGCCTTATGGGACGCAAAGGTGATTAAAAGATGTTACGAACTTTTAAATAATTAATAATATGTTTGTATATAGCATCAAGATTGCTGGTGATAATAAAGCATTAGTAGTAAATGGTACTGAACATAAAGTAGATGCAACTAATTCAAAGGTGGAGTCTTTAGAACAAATGACTCTACCAGAAGTAGTTAGAATGATTCGTGGTACTAAAAATGTAGTTGGAGTTCTTGGTAAATTTAAAGATAATTAAAATGAATAGTATAATAGATAATTTTTTTGAGATTGATAGCAATCCATTAAAGACTCCAGAAGAATTAGTAATAGGAAACTCCTACGCAACTAAATTTGGAGAAATAATTAAGGTAATGTCTACTAATGAAATAGATGATTCAGTAGAATATTCAGTTGTTCAGAGAAGTGAAATGGTTGAGGGCGAGTTAATTACTAATTTAGATGCCAAACCATTAAACCTATTCTGGATATTAACTAGAAATAATGCTAGTAAAACTACTCCGTATGAAAACGATACCAATTAAGACTGATAATGATAAATTCTATAGGCAATTCTTAGAGGTTCTAAGAAGCGTTCCACCTATTAATAAGTTGAGACCTAAAGAATTAGATGTACTTGCTGAGATAGTTAGACAGAATAGTTTATTGAAGGATTATCCAGAAGAACATAAAAATACCATTCTATTATCACAGGCTTCTAAGAAAGAGATTATGGATAAAATTAATATTGGAGCTGATAGTTTAAATAATAATCTTTCAGTACTTAGGAAATTTAATATTCTTACAAAGGATAATAGGTTGAATAAGTTTTTTAATGGTATTGAATTTGGTGGTAAATTTGAGTTGAACTTTACATTTAAAGAATAGTTATGTTTGAGGATATTGATGATTATAACGATGACCTACAGGAAGAGTTTATCGGGGCTATAGAGCCATTAATTCCAAAGGATGGACTAGTACTTCATGTGATGAATAAATGTGGCGAATTAGAGGATATGGTGATAGGATTAGATAGTATAAAAAAATACATAAGTAAGCTAGGTAAAAAATGATAGTACAGAAAGAAGTTCAAGATATTGTTGTTAAGATAGCTTCTGATAAAAATCTACCTATTAAGACTGTATCTGATATTGTTATGTCGCAATTTGAATATACTGTTGGTGAGATTCGTAAAGGAGAAGATGCTAAACCATTGACTTATAAGAATATACTATTAAAGTATCTAGGTACATGGTCTTATAACCATAAGAAAGCTTATAATATTACCAAGAAAGTTGGTAGAGATTTAACTGATTTTGAAGAAAATGAAAGATGGAAGTATGAAAAATATGGATTGTAAATATTATGTACCAGAAATAAGTGAATTTCATGTAGGATTTGAATATGAAAAGAAATATGGATTTTCAGATGGAACCGTAAAAACTAAAGAGCAATATGATTTAGCCACATGGAATAAAGAAATATTTCTAAATGGATTTGCCCCATATATTGAAAGGAGTCTTACTGGAAGAAATGCGGAAAATGGGCTATGCGGAATTCGTGTTAAATATCTTGATAAAGAAGATATAGAAAGTTTGGGATTTAAATATGTAAAACAAGGTTGGGCTGAAACATCAATGATATTTAGAGATAGTAGTTTCGATGGAGTTGAAATATATTTTAGAAATGATTATACTTTAAAAATATCACATGCAAATAATATTGTAAGATTTGAAGGTTCTGTAAAAAATAAATCAGAGTTAATTAAACTACTTAAAATGCTGAATATCAATGCGTAATATTACTGAAGGTTACCAGAAGAATAGTAATTTCTGGGATGAGAATCCACAATTAGCTGTTATCAATCCATTTAAATCACTTCTAAAGGATGATAAATCTAAAGGTAAGATTGATTCATCTAATTTGATGTGGGCTATAGCATTGATTAATCATCCTAAGTCAGACTTATATTATGTTGAAAATAAGGAGTTTGTAATAGCTAAAGATATGTTAGGTTTAAAAGAGTCTAGCATTGATAAGTTTTGGGATAATAATAAATATTTAGTAGAAGCATTTACTGGAGCTTGTTTATCACAGGCAGAAAGGTCTTTAGTTGATTGGTATGATTATATGCGTAAGAGAGATATATATCTTAAGAATACGGAGTATTACTTTGACCAATATAAAACTGATAATAATGGTGATAATATAGTTTCTAAGACTGGACAATTTGTTACAGAAAAAGGTACGGCCGAGCAACTAGATAAAGCATGGGGTGCATCTAAATCTATGTGGGCTGATTATGAGAAGATTATAAAAACTGTTTCTGAAGAAGAAGTTGTAGTTAAGAATAAGAGAGAGAAGAGTTCAACAGCTAAAGGAGAGATTTAATATGTTTAAATATATTAGGAATTTAATTGATATAAGAAAAAATGACCCAGTAAAAGGTTGTAAATTATATAAATCAGAAGGATGATCTCATGTAGATGGATTTTTATGTGATTTTCCAAAATGTTCAATGCAATTAGAATACGAATTATTTATACTGGAACAAGAACTTGATATTCCATTTAAACTAAGACATTATAATAATGGTAAATAACGATAACTTTCTACTAAAGGAAATACCTAGTGAAAATATATACTATGTATATGGATATTATCTAGAAGATGATACTCCTTTTTATATTGGTATGGGTCATGGGAATAGAATGGTTTGTCATACGTGGCCATCTAAAAGAAATGAAAGAAAAACAATATTTTATAATAAGTTAAATAAATTAATAAACAATTGTATTCCATATTATTATAAAAAGATATATGAAGATTTATCTATAGAAGATGCTATAAAATTTGAAATGGAATTAATTAGTGAATTCGGTAGGAAAGATTTAAAGACTGGTATACTATATAATCTTACTGATGGTGGCGAGGGACACAAGAACTATAAAAGAAGTCTAGAGACTATAGAAAAGGTTAGACAAAAGAATACTGGAAAGGTAAGAACTGATGAATTTAAATCTAGATTAAGTAGGTTGCATACTGGTAAAGTTGTATCCGATGAAACTAGATTAAAGTTATCTATTATTCAAAAGGGAACTAAAAAGCCGAAACCATTATCTTCCTTGCCAAATTATAAAAGAACCGCAGCGCTTAAGAAGAATAATCCTGAGTTTTCAAAAAAGATGTCTGATGCAATGAGATTATTATATGGTAAAAATGTTATACAGATAGACGCAAAAACAAATGAAGTAGTTAAATATTGGGACAATCATATTGATGCAGCCATAGAAGTTAATGGAAGGCCAGATAGAATTATTGAAGTATGTAATGGTGTTATGAATAAACATAAAAAATATTATTGGAAATATAATGGTTAATAATGACAATTTTTTATTAAAGGAGATTCCAAAGTTTCATCCATTAATCCAGAGGCACGAAAGATTAACATTCTTTAAAGACGTTAAGAAACGCATATTCGAGGGTGAATGGGTTGGAGGTCGTTGGTGTCCACCAGAATTATACTTTCATGTAAACCTATCAACTATACAATTCTTAGGTGGCGGTAGAAAGGTACAAGGTATTGGCCAGCCATGGTTTAGGGATATAGAATGGGAGAAAGCATTTATATATTCTGAAGCTTGTGGGTTTAGTGGATTTATAGATGACCAAGTTTATACTTGTTTAAGAGTTGTTCAAACTGAAACTAAGGATGAGATTTACCGTGATTTCTGTTTAGATAATAAAGGTGTTAAGATTGAGAAGAATTATAGAGCTATATTTACTTCTACTGGAGAGTTAAAGAAGTATATGAATGTTAGAGAATACTTCTGGCGAACAGATATGTCTAGCAGTTTTGGTAAAGCAATATATCTTAATAATGCTAAAAATGTAATAGATTTCGAGGGACGTGGTGGTGGAAAATCTTACTGGTCAAGTAGTTGTATACAACATAACTTACTTACAGATGGAGGACGAGATTATGATGAATACTTGGATGGTAGAAAGAATGGTAAATTAGTATCTATATCTCAAACTCTAGTAGCAGCTATTGAGGCCAAATATAGTGGTGATTTAATGAGTAAAGTAAAATTTTCATTAGAACATCTACCTGGAGAAATCAATATAAGGCTCAATGGTGAAGATAAAAGTTTTCCTAGTCCATTAATGCCAGACCTTGGTGGTTCGTGGGAATCTGGGGCTAAGAATCCAGTTCATGATATGCTATCAGGAAGTTCTATAATACATAGAACATTTCAAGATAATCCACTTGCTGCGAATGGTACTCGTCCGACTAGAGCATTTTTAGAAGAAGTTGGTTTCTTATCGAATGTACAAGAAGTATTGGGTGCAGTAGAAGCTACTCAGCCTAATAAACAGTCTAATAAATACTTACCAATATATATGCTAGGAACTGGTGGTTATACTACCACTGGTACTGCTATATGGCTTAAGCAAATATTCAATGACCCAGAATCTTATGATTGTTTATCATTTGATGACCAATGGGAAAATAAAGGAAAAGTTGGATACTTCTTACCAGCCACTAGAACAATGAATGATTTTAAAGAAGGTCCTAATTTGATATCAAATGAAGTTAGAGCATTAAAATCAATTGAAGATGGTCGTGAGAAGGCCAGGAAATCTAATAATAAGATTAAGATTCTTACCACTATAATCAATCAACCACTAACTCCATCAGAGGTATTTATGACTATTGATGGTAATTTCTTTCCAGTAGAAGATTTAAGAGCTAGGCTACAAGTGGTTGAGTCTAATCCTACTATATTTAATCAATCATATAAGTATGAAATGATGATGATTGACGGAAAGGTATTTCCCAAGCTATCTGATAAAAAAGTTATTAGGGATTTTCCTATTAAGAAAGGTATTGATATGGATACTCCTATAGAAGTATATGAGTTACCAAAAAAGAATGGTAATGGAGATATTCCATATGGTAGATACTTAGCAAGCTGGGACCCGATTGATGTTGATGGTAATGATGATACTTCTCAATCATTACAATCAATCTTTATAATGGATTCATGGACTGATAGGATTGTTGCTGAATATACCGCTAGAACTTATCTAGCTGCTGAATATTATGAACAAGCTAGACGATTATTTATGTACTTTAATGCTTTATGTAATTATGAGAGTAACCTAAAAGGCCCATATGCATACTTCTTAAATAAGAATAGCTTGCATTTATTCTGTGATACACCAGATATATTATCTGATAAATCAATTGGTGGCAAGGCTGGTGTTGGTAATAAAAGTAAAGGTACTCGTGTTGGAGGTAATGCAAATGGTAGCCCAATTATAAACTATGGTGTAAATGAGATACTTGCGTGGATAGAATCACCAGCTTATGATAAGCCAGAAGGAACTAGAGTTATGGATACTTTACAAGGTCCGCAACTTCTTCGTGAATTAATAAGTTATTCTCCGCAATTAAACTGTGATAGAATCTCATCACTTATATTATTAATGATAATACGAGCTGATAGGAAAAGAATTACTGATGTTTCTAAGACTCAAAGTGTAAAATCTAAGGCAAGTGACCCATTATGGTCGAGACCGTTTGGTGGGAATCATAGAAACTTATATGGTGGATATGCACAACAAGATATGAATAGATTACGCTAAGTCTATAAAACTTTTCAAATATTTTATTTATCAAATTAAATTTCGTAACCTTGTACATTTAATCAAAGAACTATGTTTAGTAAAGATACATTAATGACTCCTCCACAAAAGAAGTCAACCAAGGAAAAATATTTAGATGACAAGCAATGGTTTAAGGACTGCATGGATGCATATGAATATCAAGCATTATACTATGAGCAAGAGATTCATAGAAAGATGATTGTTCACTTCAATATGGATAATGGAGAGATTGACCAGAATGAAATGGAAAAGGTGTTTAATCCAATGGGATTGAATGGTAATACTTCACCTTCATCTGTAAAGAACTTTCCTATAGTAGTTCCTAAGATAGATTTATTGGTAGGAGAAGAGGCTAAGAGGAGGTTCGATTGGACTGTAAGGTCAATGAATGTCAACTCTGAAAGTAAAGATACTTCAGTATTATTTGATATGTTCTTGAATATAGCAATAGATGAGTTTAAGAAAGAAGTTACTGATGAAAAAGAGTTAGAGCAACGTATTAAAGAATACGCTAGATTTGCTAAGTATAAGTATAAGGATATCAATGAGATAACAGCTACTAAGATTCTTACTTATCTAGTTAGGAATTATGTAGTTCCTTATCAATTTAATAAAGGATTTAGAAATGCATTAGTTGCTGCTAGAGAAATATATCGTATTGATATTGAAGGAAATGAGCCTATTTTGAAAGTATGTGACCCACGAAACGTATTCCTTATAAAGAAAGGTGATTCAGAAAGAGTTGAGGATTCAGAGGCTATTATAGAAATTACTTATGAATCTGTTGGTAAAATTATAGATGCCTTCTATGACGATATAACTACAGAAGATTTAGAGTCTTTAGAAAAAGGACAGTGGCGTACTGGTAAGGGTAATAGTCCAGGGCAACTAGGATACTCACATAAATTACCTCCAATATTCTCAAACCTAGACTTTGGTAATGGGCCAGGATTTACAGATATAAATGACTTCAATAATACCAACTTCAAACTAGGATTGCCTTATGATATGCAAGGTAATGTTAGAGTTGTCCGTGGTAGATGGATGGGTCGTAAAAAAATAGGTATAGTAACATATTTTGATGATAACGGTGATGAAGATGAAAAGACCGTATCAGAATATTATAAGATAGATAAAGATGCTGGTGAGACAATTAGATGGATATGGGTTAATGAGGCGTATGAAGGGGTTAAAATTGCAGACCATATATACCTTAAACTACAACCTCGTAAAGTACAAATGCGTTATTATGATAATAAATCGAAGTGTTTTTTAGGTTATGTTGGTTCTGATTATGGTAAGTCCTTGATGGGTCGTATGGAGTCTTATCAATATCTTTACAACGTATATATGAATAAGTTGGAAACTTTATTTAATAAATATAAAGGTCCAATTTATGAACTTGATATTTCTAAAGTACCAGATGAATGGGAAATGGATACCTGGTTGTATTATGCTGAAACTATGGGTTGGGCGGTAATTGACCCAATGAATGAAGGCAAGAAAGGTGCTGCTATGGGTAAACTTGCTGGTAGCTATAATACTACTGGAAAGGTATTAGACCCAAGAGTAGGAGATTATATTCAGCAAACTATTCAGATGCTACAACACATTGAGCATCAAGTAGGTTCTATTGCTGGGGTATCTGAACAGAGACAGGGCCAGATTGAGAATAGAGAGACTGTTGGTGGTGTTGAAAGGGCTGTTACTCAGAGTTCACACATTACAGAAAAATGGTTCTTCCTACATGATGAAACTAAGAAAAGAGCATTAGCCGCATTATTAGATACTGCTAAGCAATTATGGTCTAAGAATAAGAGCAAGAAATTATCTTATGTAATGGATGATATGTCTAGGGATTTTATTGAATTTAATGCCGAAGACTTTGCATCTACTGAACAAGATATATTTATTAGTAATAGTAATCATGATGCTAAAATTAGTGATTTGATTGAATCGTTAGGACAATCATTTGTTCAGAATGGAATGGGAAGTATTCTTATTGAATTAATGCAAACTAATAGTATTGCTGAAAAGAATCTTATCATGAAGGAACAAGAGGAGAAGATGCAGCAACAGGCTCAACAGGCACAAGAGCAACAGTCTCAGATAGCTCAAATGCAAGCAGAACAACAATCCAAGGAAAAGCAAGCCGAGTTAGACTTTAAGTATAAGGAACTTGAAATGAAAGTTGAGTTAGAGTATGCTAAACTAGAGGCTATGACTGGTAAAGAAGTTGAATCAGACCCAACTAAGGATAGGCAAGTTGCATTGGCCGAGAAGAAGGCTGGTGATGACTTAAATATAAAACAACAATCACATGCTGAGACTGTTAGGCATAATCAGGCAGCAGAACAAATTAGTAAATTATCTAAAACTAAATAATAATGGATGAAAAAGTAATTAGTAATGCCTTCTCGGTTAATAAGAAGAAGGCTTACTTATCAGATAAAATGATTCAATTGATTAATAAACAGATTCAATTGGAATTTAATGCTGGGCAATTATACAAATCAATGTCAACATGGTGTGAATATATTGGCTGGGAAGGACTTGCTAAGTTCATGAAATCACATGTTGAAGATGAGCATATGCATATGAATAAATTATATGAATATGCATTAGATAGACAAGTTAATCCAATTACTCCAGCAGTAATATCTCAGCCAACTGCATTTAAGGACTTAAAAGATATTCTTGAGAAGTCATTAGCCCATGAGGAATTGATTGAAAATAGTTACAAAGAAGCAGTTAAGATTGCTTTTTCAGAGAATGACCATACTAGTTATCAATTCTTATTATGGTATCTCAATGAACAAGTAGAAGAGATTGCGTTGATGAGTAAATGGTTAGATAGATTAAATATTACTGGATGTGACCAAAAGGGAATGTTCTTTATTGACCAAGAAATACTTGAGTCATTAGATTGAAAAGTTATATAAACATAATTATTTAATGATATAGGTATAATAATTTTATTTATAAGATTATTGTATCTATATTTGTGAAAATAATTAATAAAAAATAATATGGAGTTAGAAAAAGTAGTGGAGAGATTTGTAAAGCATCCAAAACAATTAACTAATGGAGCTAAGTATTTAAGTAATTTATGGAGGTGTGATATAGAAGTAGTGTATGAGGCTAGAAAGATTGTTAGAGATAAATCAAAAGTTATTGTAGAGCAGGTTAAGAAAAGATTGCCAAAGATATTAATATTTGATATCGAGAGTAGCCCAAGCATTAGTTATACATTTGGAAGATTTAAAACTAATGTAAATTGGGACCAAGTTGAACAGGAGCCAATAATGTTAACTTGGTCAGCAAAATATTTATATAGTGCTGAAGTAATGTCAGACAAGATAACACCAGAAGAGGTTCTTCGTGCTGATGATAAAAGAATTGTTACAAGTTTACATAAACTAATGGGAGAATCCGATATAGTTATAGCACATTATGGTGACAGGTTTGACATACCATTACTGAATGCTAGGGCTATTCTAAATGGCTTGCCACCATACAATACTGTAAACTCTATAGATACTAAAAAGGTTGCATCTGGAGTATTTAAATTCCCTTCTAATAAGTTAGATGCCCTGGCTAAATACTTTGGATTACAAGGCAAGATAAAGACTGAATTTCAACTATGGATTGATTGCCTAAAAGGCATTCCATCTGCTATAGAAGAGATGAGAGTTTATAACGTTCAGGATATTATTGCGCTCGAGGAGGTGTACTTAAAACTACGTCCATACATTAAAGCACATCCAAATGTTTCATTGTATAACGATATTCAGGAAAAACAATGTTGTAATTGTGGTTCTACTAATATAGAAGAAATAGAGGATAAATTGTACTATACTTCAGTTGCTGCATATAAAATGTATCGTTGTAAATGTGGTGCAATTAGTAGGGGTAGAAAAACTGTTATAGAGAAATCTAAGAATATTAACACATTAACAAGTGTAGGGAAATAGATTTAAGTCTATAAAAGATTTGTGAAATTTGGATTTTCCGAATTAATATATTATACTTGCAAATAATTTATATTAGAATATGGCTAAGAAGAGCGAAGAATCGGAAGAAGTTTTTGGAGAAGACTTTAACCTACTGGATGATGGAATGGAAGAATTCCTGACAGAGAAATTGGGCAGTTCAACTGCTATTGTAAATGACGAAGAAAGTCAAGTAGATGACATTATTGAACAAGTAAGTAAAGTAGAAGAAGATGTAGTTGAAGATGCTACTAATGACGAAGAAAATATTATTAAGGAGGATACCGAATCCAATAGTAATGAAAACTCTTCTTCTCCACTGGTTCCATATGCTAAATATCTAAAGGAAGAAGGTATCCTCCCTAATTTTGATATAGAAAAGTTTGATGGCAGCATTGATGGATTACGTGAAGGAATGTTCACTGAGATTAATCAAGGTGTTGAGGCTTATAAAAGTTCATTACCAGATGCAGTAAAACATATCATAAATAACTATGAAGCTGGCGTACCACTAGAACGTCTATTTCAGATAGATGCAGATAGAACAAAATACACTAGTATTTCAGAAGATGATTTATCTGATGAAAATAATCAGAAAGAACTAGTACGAGATTATCTATCTAAAACTACTAAGTATTCTCAAGAGCGTATAGAAAGAGATATTCAGAGATTAGTAGACTTGCAGGAATTAGAAAGTGAAGCTAAGTCAATACTTCCAGAATTGGTAACAATGCAGAATGATATTGAGAAGCAAGAGTTGGAGTATGTACAACAACAGAAAGTCGTAGCCGAGGAGAATAGATTAAAGGAATTAGAGACTCTTCAAAAGACACTAGAATCTACTGATGAGATTATTCCTGGAAATAAATTATCTAGTGTACTTAGACAAAAGATATTTAAGAATCTTACAACTCCAGTCGGATATACAGAACAAGGTCAACCGCTAAATAAGTTAGGTGCATATAGACAGAAAGAACCAGTTAAGACTGAAATTATTCTAAACTATATATTTGAAGCTACTAATGAATTTAAAGATTGGTCAACATTTAGTAAAGGGGCTAAAAGAGCTGTAATATCAGAGATAGAGAATATGGCTAAAACAATGGACTATAATACTTCTCAAGGTAAAACTGCGATAATGACTAAAAGTTCTTCTGCTAATAAATTCCTTAAAGAAATTGATAATTTTGAATTTTAATAATATAACAAACTAAATTTAATAAAAATGAGTGTATCTAAATCAGCATTCCCCTCGCTAAGAGTCGAATCAAAAGATTGGTCTGGACTGACCACAGAAAATCACTTGGGTGCATTGTTCGGTGAACAACCTGAGAAGATTTCTAAATTTATCTCTCGCCTGGAGTATCTTGACTTAGGTGAAGATTTAATCTCGTACATGGAGCAATTCCCAGTTCATTATCTTGAAGATGATAAAGAATTTGAGTGGATGCTACAAGGTGCTGAGGAAAAAAATATTCCATTAGTAAAAGCTACTGACCTTGCAGGGACTCCAGTTGCAGCCACTGATGAATTCGGTAAAGGGATTTCACGATTCATTGTATACTTCAATGAAAAAATGTTCTTCCAAACACATGTAATTGCTGGACCAAATCCTGACCTTTACAAATTGTTGGTTAAAACTGAAGGCGAACAAAAAGGTGCTTATTGGGCATATGAAGTAGAATTGGTAACTGGAGATGTGAATCTTTATGTACCTTACGAAGAACTAGTTGCTGGTACTCGTTGGCATGTTGAATACTCTTTGAGTGAGCAAACATTGTCTAAAACAGGTTCTGATATTAGCTTTACTTCTCCATTCCGTATGGCAAATCGTATGTCTATGATGAGAAAGAAACATCTTGTTCCTGGAAATATGATTAATAAAAAAGCTAATGACCCAGTTGTATTTGGTCTTCATGGTAAAGATAACACAACCTTTACTACTTGGTTAAATAAAATTGACTGGGAATTCCGTCGTCAATTCCGTCGTGAAAAAGCTCGTCTGTTGATGTTTGGACAATCTAACCGTATGGCTGATGGTTCTTATGCGAACATTGGTGAGTCTGGCTATGAAATCAAAGCTGGTATGGGATTGCGTGAGCAAATATCTCCATCAAATATCATGTACTATAATAAGTTTGATATTGAAGCATTTGTAGATTATTGTTTGAGTTTATCTGTAGGTAAATTGCCACAAGATTCTCGTAGATTTGTAATTGGCACTGGTGAGCATGGTTTGAAAATGATTTCTCGTGCTATTGAAAAATATGCTACTGCATCTGCTCTTGAATACGAACGTATCCCTGGATTAACTGGTGGGGCTCAAGCTTCTTATCAACGTCCACAGTATGTGAAATTGGCTGATATCAATGGTATTAAATTAGAATTCTTACATTTGTCTCATTATGATGACCCTGTTCGTAATTCTATCAAACATCCAGATGGTGGTCTTGCTGAATCTCATCGTATGACTATTATGGATTTTGGTACACAAGATGGTACTCCTAATATCCAGTTAGTTCGTGCTAAAGGATTTGAAGAGCAATTTGCTTATATTCCTGGATTACGTGACCCTTATACTCCTGGCGGTATGGGAAAACCAAAAATGGCGGCTACATCTGTAGATGGTTATGAAATCCATAAAGCTGATTGGTTTGGTGTGATTGTTAAAAATCCTATGCGTATGGCCGATTGGATTCCTAATGTGTTAAATTAAGAATTATCGGATTTTTTACTAGTATATAATATTCTTCATAGTGATTGGTAATTCTGTCACTATGAAGACATTATAATAAATAAATAATGATACGTGGAGAGTATCTAAATAAATATTTGGTAATATCAAATATTATTATTATATTTGCAGCCAAATTAAATAAAGAAGAGTAATTTATAATTATATGGAAAAAGAAAAGATGAGTTATGACGAGGCTGTTGCCTTAGTTCTAAAACCAGGTGTAACTATTCAGGTTAAACCAGTTATAAGGGAGAGAGCATTCTTTCCAAAAGGACATGATGGAGAGTTTATGTATACTGGTGTGATTAAATCATATCAATTACCATATTCAAATAACACTCGTTCGTATGTAAAAGTATTTGATACACAAGAAGAGCAAGAAGCTTTCGAGGTGTTAATGAATAAGGAGCGAGGGTCTCTAAGTATATTTAATAGAGAGAGTCCATTCTGGTTAAAATATACAGTCGATGTAACAAAAGATGGAAAGGTATTAGACTTGTCATTAGTTGCTCACTGCTTAGAACATAAATTATTGCAGGCGTGTACTCATAGGATTGCGCAGGATTGGTCTACTAGACATAAACCTGGAATGGATTTCGCATTAGTAAATGATACTCAACTTAGAGAAGCTGATAATCATAGGGCTGATATTACAGAAAAAGCAATGGACTTCTTTATTAAGATTCGTAAGAGTAATAGTAAAATGTTTAATGTATTGAGATTACTAGAAAAGATGCCACCTAAAGAATCTATTGATAAAACAGATTTCTTAAAGACAGAGATTCTTAAAGTAATTGACCAGAAAGAAGTTGGTAAGAAAAATATCAAGAATATTAATGATTTCATTACTATTATGAATGATGCTAGATTTGAGAATAAAGTATTGATTTATGATGCAATGGATATTAATGAAATAAAACTATTAAATGGGATGTTTAAGATTACTGCCACTGATACTATCATGGGTAAATCAATTGAACAAGCTGCTGAATGGTTAGATTTATTACAGAATCAAGAAGAAAAGATTCTATTACAACAACGAGTTAAGAAGGCATAATAACCTAATAATAAAGATATTACAATGACCGCAAACGAGCAAAAATTTTCCTTTCAATTAAAGTTTGATAGCCTATTTGAATTTAGCGCCCCAGCATATGATGACCGTCACATAAGTTATCTATTGACTGAGGCTCAATTCAGAGTGTTTATTAAACGATATAATCCAATTGGAAATAAGTACCAGAAGGGATTTGAAGGTAATGAACAACGTAGACGTGATTTAGAGCAGTTAATTAAACCTGCTTCAATATTGGGTGATACTGTTACTAATTTAGGCTCTTATAAATGCACATGGTTAATATCTAATAAAACTATTACCATAGTTGCTGGTGGAACTTATACTAATACTAAAGGCCTTAATGTTGGACAAACTATAACTGGCCTTGGAATTGGCTTGGGTATTACTGGAACTAATATTATTAAAAGTATAATTAGTGACACTGTATTTACTGTATCTGATATACCATCCGCTGCTGGAACTGCTGTTTCATTACTAAGTGCATTAGGTAAATCAAGCTCTCAAGGTGGAGTCCATCCATACGGTATATTCTTAGACTTACCAAGTGATTTCCTTTATGCTGTTGAAGAAGCTTGTACTTTAAAAAATACAACTACTTCAATTACTAAAGCAACTGAATCTTGGATTAGACCAGTTAGACATGATGAATATTTAGCTAATGTAAATAATCCATATAAGAAGCCATATAAGGACTTAGTTTGGAGAATGGATATATCTAGGGTTCAACATGCAGAAGGTGTCACTACGGCCACAGCAACAGCCAAGAGGGCTGAATTAATTATACCTAGTGGTTATAGTTTAGTAGAGTATAGAACAAGATATTTGGCAATGCCACCATCAATAGTTGTTGATGAATTTGAACCAGAGAATCAGAAACATTGTGTACTTGATGAAACATTGCACAGAGAAATAGTAGATGAAGCTGTAGCAATTGCTCAAGCTGCTGTAAAAAAAGAAGAATATCAAATAGGACGTGCTGAAACTGCTCAGTCCGAATAAAAACAATTTAATAATTTAATTCTTAATCAAAATGATTGGACAAGGAAATGTAACCCATCTATTGGTGGGTAAAGATTTGGCTCTATTGGGCGAAACAAAAACTAGAGCGGATTTGGCTTTGGGACAATTAGGTATATTTAAAGTAGGTGCTAAAACTGCTATTGATGGAACTACAGATTTAGTTGCTGGAGACCGTTTTAGTATTGCTACATTGAATAGTAAAGGTGTAATTGTAGAAACACCAGTTATCGAGTATGATAATATTAAAAGTAAATCATCTACTGTATATGCAGCTCCGTCTGTACGCTCTCGTGCTATTGGATTTAATGGAACTTCTGGTTCTATTGACCCTATTAACTATGCCAACTATGTAGCTCACGTATTCTGGAAAGATAACAGTAAAACATTTGGTCAAGGTATTCCAGTAAAGTTTGCTGCTTATGCTGCTGATGGTTCTGCCACTCAAGCTGAAGTTGCTGTTGGGCTTGTAAATAACTTTAACAAGAACTTTAAGCGTGAGAAACCGAAATTAATTAAAGCCGAGGTTTTGATTAATTCTGCTGGAACTATTGTTCCTACTGGAGCTGGTACTATTAACTTTGTAAACGGTTCTAAGTATGTAAAATTCAATACTGATATTGCTGATGCTACTGGAGCTGTTGCTATTGCTGTCGGTGATTATATTAAAGTTGCAACTGGTGTTACTGTTCCTGCATATAAAATTGTAGCAATTGATACTACTAGTGATGTTGCTACATTAGATACCCCTTATCAAGGAGTAACTGCATTGGCCGTTGCTAATGCTACTGCTAAAGTAGTTTACGCTGCTGCCGCTACTGCTGCTGATTGTGGAATTAAACTTACTGGAATGCCTCTTACTGAAGGTTTTGAGCCAGGCGTAATTCGTTGGGACTTTGTTGAGTTTGAAATTCAATTGGGTTCTGAGGTTGGTGCTACTACTCAAAGTGTAATTACTAATCCTTCATTGGGTGCTGGTACTTATTATGAAGTAGCTCAGAATGAATGGTTCTTGAAAGGTAATCGTGGTGAAGCATGGCGTGTTGGTAACTATCCTAAGACAATTACTTTGGAAGCTACATCAGGTAAAACTTATGACCAATGCGTTATCAACTATGCAACTACTAATGCTCAAACGATTGACCGTACAGTTAATTCTTATGGAAGTGTTATGATTGCTGTTGAGGCTGGTTCTGCTGGATATACTGCATTGTTGGATGTTGTAAATATCTAATAAATAACTTAATCTAATAATAAAGGGGATGGGCAAAAGTCCTTCCCCTTATTTTTTAATAACAACTAAAGTCTATAGAAACTATATTTAATTTGTATATGAAATTAGAATGTAGTATATTGCGACTTTGAAATAAAATAACAATTTAATAATATATACAATGGGAAAGATTTTAGGATTTGGTAAAGGACAACAAGGAAATACTTTACGATTAAACTATAAAAATTACTTTGCTGAAATTGGGTTGCATAATGGTAAATTTGTATTCTATGTAAATGGTGATGTAGTACATAATTTAGGTACAATTGAATCTGATATAGCATTAAAAGCTAATGCTGCATCTCCAGTATTCACTGGGACTACTACAATGGCATTGCCTATTTATGCTGATATTACTGCCGCTAAAACTGCTGGATTAACTATTGGAAAACTATTTCAAATAACTACCACTGGAGTAGTTACTGTAGTAAATTCGTAATTCGCAAATCACGAATAATAATAATTTAATGGTAATAGAAATATTACCATTAGCCAATTCAAATAAATAACTATGGATATTAAACAAGGAAATACTATACAATTTATATCTGTATTCAAAGATACTTCAACTGTAGATGCTAATAATTGGGACGAAGTTGATAATGTAATTCTATATGCATATACATGTTTATCATATATAGTTAAGTTTTCTCTTGTACCAATGTCTGGTTATAATCAATTAAGACGCATTGATTCCACACATCTATTGGGCGCAATAACTCCACAGCAATCTAAGTTAATGCTTGGTGAGTTAATGATGGAATTATGTATTAAAGATAAAGGAACTGTTCTAGCTGATGGCGGAGATAGCTATATAACTCCCTCGCTAGCATATGATGGTGGAGATTCTACTATTGTTCCATCTTCTGTATTAGATGGTGGATATGCGCTAGATTTAAATATAGAAGAAGTTGGTATAAATGGAACTGAAGTTGGAATAACTATTACTGAATCTATTATTAAAGCTGAAGTATAATGAATTACAGTACAGAAATAATACTTAATCCTATTTACCAAAATAGTGATTTTGATATAAATCCAATTAATGTAGATATTGGATTAGACTTAAGCTTAATAGATTTCTCAATAGAAATATTATTAGGTTCAAATATAACTATTGGTGGAAATGGAACTGGACATGATATTAAATATGAAAATGCAATACTACCAACTAAATCAATATTAGAATATACTGGAAATGTAGTTGTTACTGATACTTCAACTAGTACATTAATAAATATTCCACTTCAAACAATACCAAATTCATCATTAATTACATACCAAGCAACTCCTCCTTTAAATCCAAAATTAAATGATTTATGGGTGTCAACAGTTACATTAATTCAATATCAATGGATTGGTTCTTGGGTTAATTTCAATTTACAATCATTAGTGAACTTATAAAACTTAAATAAAATGAGTACAGCAATTAAATTACGTGGTGATACCACAGAAAATTGGACATTAAATAGTTCTGTTATATTGGCAGTTAGAGAAATAGCAGTTGATACAGATTTAAATAGATTTAAAATAGGTAATGGGACTTCCACATGGGCTCAATTAAACTTCATGGATAAATCTCTCGAAGATGCATTAGGATTGAAGGCTAATTTAGCTAATCCAACATTTACTGGGAAAGTAGTCGTGCCAATTCCAAATGGGGACACATCAGCTACCCAAGCTGCTAGGCATGGGACTCTTGATGATAGGGTTCCAGAACCTAACAGCCTTACATTGAATAGATATTTACGCTCAAATGACGATGGAACTTCTCATTGGAGTGCCGATGTTGCGCCATTGGCTAGTCCAACATTTACTGGAACCGTATCTGGCATTACCTCATCAATGGTTGGACTTGGAAATGTTACAAACGAAAGTAAGTCTACAATGTTTACAAACCCGACTCTTACTCAAAATATTACAGAGGTTTTAGTTGGGACTGTCACTAGCGTTGGGTCTACCACGATAACTGGCACTGGCACTAACTTTTTGAGTTTTAAATCTGGTGATATATTTACACAGATTGGAGGTCCAACTATAACATTTACAATAAATACAATAACCGATGACTTAACGCTAAATGCAACTGCAAATGTAACCTCTTACTCTGGGATGGTTGGAACTATCGCTAGAACTGGTCCGCAATCTGTAGATATTATAAAAGTTAATGGTACTAGGGGCTTGGAGATTTTAACCGAAGTGTTTGCTGATAACACCGCTGCTGCCGCATTAGCCATTGGAACCATATATAGAACATCTACTGGAGTTTTAATGATTAAATACTAATCATTTAATACTTAAACTATAACTTTTTTATATAATATTTTTTTTATATGGAAAAGTTATAGTATCTTTGCCATAATTTATAATTTAAATATATAACTATGTTTCCATCAAATCCAACTATAAATGATTCTCATATTGAACAGAATAAAACCTTCGTCTATAATGGCGAGGGTTGGGTTCTGCAACCTGATTTAGGTGCTATTGATGGAAGTAAATGGGAAGATAGTGGGCTAACTCAAATAGTTCCAAAAGATTTAAAACATATTCCATCCTCAATAATTGACGATTTACCATCAGTCGGCGCTATCGACTCAATTTCTTTCGGAGGTGTTCCGATTGATATAATTGACAAGGATGTTGATTTGGAAGGTGTTGTTGCGAAATATGACGGGGTTGAAGTGATGAGCCCAGAAAATGACACTATGCAATTAGCAGATGTTAAGCTTTCAAGATATGCAAATGACACATACAGAGCCACATTTGCGACAAATGACGGTGCTGGAAATGATATTATAGGGACTTACGCAACCAAAACAGAAAACAACTCCAAGCAATCACTGAATACAGGATATATTGATGGAATGGTATTGTCAATTAATGCCGATACTACGAAATTCAACATTGCTTCTGGGCACTATGTTATTAGCGATAATAATTCATTAAGTCCAACGGCAATAATTAAAACTTTTGTGGGCGTAACTGCTCAATCCATTATTTCAATGGCTGCAAATGCTACCTACATTGCTTTAGATAGCAATATGGCTATTGTTCAACAGGATTATCCATTTACGGACATTCAGAGACGAACACTTTGTTTAATTGGGGCTGCTATTCATTCAAACCATTTAGTAATAAATGCAGTAAATGAAATAAAAGCTCCTATTACGGGAGACGTTAACCAACTTCATGACTTTATTAAAGCGGTCGGAGCATTGAATTTAAGCGGAAATGTTTACTCGTCGAATAGTGGAATGCTTTTAAATAAATCAGCGGGTGTTATTTTCGCTTTAGGAATAAACGCTTCTAATCCGCTCGACCCTCATCAAATAACAATACCATTACAAACAGGGTTATCGTTCCGCTATCGCCTGCAAAATGGCACTGAATATGTTGATAGAACAACTATTGACCCAGCAAGTTATGATTTAAATGGGGTACTAACTCCGATTCCAGGCACTAAATACACAGTTCAATATATTAATCTATTTCAAAGTGGATTAACTCGGATTCAGTACGGACAAAAATATTATGCAAATTTTGACGAGGCAAAAGCTAATTTCGAAATTGATCCGTTTATTACAGAAACAAACATAGCGGATAACGCTGTATTTCGTGCATTTCTTATTTTAAAAGGAAGTGCTACAAATTTAGCTACTGAAATCGCAGCGGGAAGAGCAATGTTTATTCCAGTTGATAAGTTCGGAAATGTAATTAGTGGCGGATCGGCTGCATTGACCTATGATAGCATTATTGCTGCACTAGGTTACATTCCTGCAAGCCCTACCGATTTGGCTTTGAAAATAGATAAAACTCAAAACCAAATAACCAAAGACCCAACTGGATTTCATGAACCATCTCTAGTTGTAGTTACAGGCGATTCGGTAACAAGAAAAATAACATTAAGCGGAACAGTTGCGGCATCTTACAGAGGTGAACTTGTAGCTGAGTTAATTCCTACTTGGTTAAGCCCTGCACATGGAGCTGATACGACTAAAAAGTATTTCCTATCGCATAATGGAACTACAGCTTCATGGAGTGAAAGCATTTGGACGTTTGATTTGATTCAGATTGCTATTGCAAAATACGATAATGTTAATGCTACATGGAAGTATTACCGTGAGCCGCATGGCTTAATGAATTGGGCTACACATAAAGAACTACATGAAACCATAGGTACATACAAGGGTGCTGGTGGCGATATTACCGACATTATATTAGATAGTACAGTAGCCGCAAATCGTAGGCCAAATCTATCTAGTTTAATTATCAATGACGAGGATTTACAAACTACAATTTCAGCACTTACATCTAAGCTATACACTCAATTTAATTTAACAGGTGCAAGCATTGAAAATACGGTTTTAGATCAAGCGGACATTGTTAAGTTATTAGTCGATAGACCTTACTACAATCAATTTACAACTGAATGGGTAAATACTTTAATGCCTGCCAATTCTGTTTCAACTATTTGGATTTACGCTCAACCAATGGCAGCCGATGCTTTTAGTCAGAAACATAGACTTTTATTTGTTCAACCTCAATGGATTACGCAAGCTACAGGATCTGGTTCACCCGCAATTTTAACGGCTGTAAATACTGAAAAACTTAGAAACAGTTCTGAATTAAATCTGAATGGATTAGTAGCGGAGGAAATTGTTTGTATTTCCAAAATGATTATTGCTTATGTTGGAGGTAATTGGGTAGTTAAGAGCTTAGTTAATATTACAGGAAGTAAAGTTTTACAAAGCAACGCGCCAGCAGGTAGTGGAATCACATCTGTTGAGCATGATGAGACTTTGGTAGGTCTAGGGACTGTGGCTAGTCCGCTAGGTGTTGCTGATAAATTTAAGCTTTCAATACAAAAAACAGGAATTGGTTTAGCTCCTATTTATTCACCTTATCCAGGAACTAGAATTGTAACATCTGTAACTTTAGCTAATAATTGTACAGATATTTCTATTAGTAGGAAAAGATCTGGAGTTACAACAAATTATAATAAAACTACTTTAGTAGGAGTTGAGTTTTTAGCTACAGATGATTTCATAATAGTAGACTTAACAATTGCTGCAACTTATATAAATGCTAATGCTTTAATAATTTTTTAATATGATACAAATAACAGAAACAATACAGTATAATAAGGGTATACTGCCTCTAAATAGTCAATCAGATGAATTTAAAGCATGGTATTATAAAAATGTAGGAAATAAAGAAAATGATTTATCTTATGTGCAATCTTACGACCAATATAATAGACCTTATGTTAGAATAGTTGAGATTGATGAATTTGAGATAGGTATATTCCCACAATATCTTGAAGAAACTAATGCTAGTTGGGCAATGAGTGGAATAAATGTAACTTTAAAATTTAAATAATATGACAGGAAATTTATTTAAAAATAGAAGTTATACAAATGGTACAGCAGTATTTGTCCATACTTATTTAGGTCATGATGATTTTGGAAATGGAACAAGAGAATATCCTTATAGGAGTATATCTAAAGCTGTTGCTAATATGGGTGGGAGAGCTAATATAGTGTTCAGAGGATGTAGTAATGCGTACTTTAGTTATACGGGTAATATAATTGGAGATGATATTAACCAAGTAATGTTGTATATCCAGTATTCTACCAATGGAGTTCATTCCATATCGAACTTAACATTTGATAGGATAAATGCAGTTAATAATCAAGGAGGATCAACAATAGATAAGTGTATATGTAATTTGTCAACTAGTGGTGTAACAGGTGATACCAATTATACTATATATCCAAAGTATTCATTTTTTGTACTATTATCAAATACTATATCTCAGTCAGCATCTAAAATAATACATAATTGTACTATAGGTACTTATACGCCATGGAATGCGAGTGGAGCACTATCTAATAAGAACATGTTAGTTTATAATAACCTAACAACATCACCTACAACAGGAACATATTGGGTATTTTCTAGCAGGTGTACATTTACTGGAATAACGAAACCTAATTTTACAAACAATAGTAAAGGAAATATACAACTTCTTAGAGATGCTTATGGAAACCAATCATTATTCACAAAAGACATTTTTGGCAATGAAACATTTCAAGTAATCAAAGAAGAATGTGATGGTGGCTCACATCCAAATATATTTAATAGATATCAGATGGCTACTGGTTTATTATCGACTCAAATAAACGCATTAGATAGTAAAACATCGATAACATTAACTGATATAGGTGGAGATATAATATTTGGAACAACTGGAAAATTAATATTTAAAAATGCAGCTGGCGAAGTAGACCAATTCATTTATACAAATCAAGCTGCAGGAGTATTTACTGGAGTCAGTCAAACTTTCTCATATCAACATTTAATAAATGAAACTTGCATAAAATATGGTGACGTTTTAGATTTTACATTAAATACAGATGTTAGAAATGAAGCTCTTTGGGCATCAGACATAGGTGGCTATGTAGGATGTTTTGCTCCAATTATTCCTGCTAATGACGGAGCTACTGTATACAATGTTGGAGATAATGGAATAGTTACTGCTACAGCTGGAGATATGATGCTTTACAATGCAGACAAATCACTTTCTTTTCAATCTAGTACATCAGGATTGCAAAAATGGAATAGATTGAGCACAAATGAATTATTAACAATTCCTAAAGGAGCTGTATTTAAAGGTGGGAGAGCAGATTCAACAGATGGTTCACCATTAGGTTTTTATTTTGGTAAAAAACAATATCTAATGACTACCAATGAAGTAATTGCAGGAGGTACTTTAAAACAAAATACAACATATAAAGTATCGAATAATACAGCTTTTGGAATAACAGAAGCGATAATTTATGGCAATAGTCAAATTCTTCCTTATTATTTTTTTAATACAAAACATATAGGAACTATTAGTGTGACTGCTGGAAGTAATATAGTTACTGGGGCTGGTACTATATTTACTAAGATGTTTAAAGCATTAGATACATTTACTATTCCATCAACAGCAGGAGCAATTACTAAAACAATTACATCTGTAGATTCAGACACACAAATGGTTATGAATTCAACTTATGCAGGAGCATTAACAGCAGTACCTTATCAACCACCATTAACTTTTTCTAAATTAAATGCTGGTAGTACGACTAAGGTAATTGAAATAGCTAATACTCCAATGCAAAGTATGGAAGTAATACCTTATGAAGATGATGGTATAACTCAATCGTTAAGTCAACATAAATTTTCAGCACCTTTTTCAGGTAATGTAATGTTATTAAATTATACTGCTACAGGTGCAACAAGATTTGGAAAAACTACAGGAGATCCAGTATTATTTGCTCATTTAGATGAAGCTCAATTTATCGCTGATTATGTAACTCCTGTACCAACTAAATTAGCAGTTGCTACTGGTTCAGGAGCGTTAACTACAATAACAGTAGTAGATGCTAGTAGTTATCCAAATGGAACAGGATTATGTGGTAGATTAGTAATTAATGGAGTTTTATTTAATTATACATCAAGAAGTGGAAATGTATTTACTGGACCATCTCAAACTATTGGTGCAAATTCTATAGATACTGATGTATTTCCTTATAATTTAAGTAATGATAAAATTGCATATTATAAAGGAACAAGTATTACTGATGGATGGCAAATATCAAATGCTGATCAAGAGTATGGAACACTTTCATTATGTTCATTTTTTACATCTATTACACCTGCTTTAAGTAAAGTTAAACTTGAAATTAACGGACATTTTGATGTCGGATATGATTATTAATTATGATATACAATTTAACCGTAAAAAATTTAACGTCAAACGTATCAGGAGCTCTAGTATCAATTACTAGGACTTCTGATAGTTTTGAAGAATTTAGTGGAACTACTAATGCTAGTGGATTAATAAGTGCCACATTGACTAATTCTACGGATTTTACTGTAACCATAACAGATAGAGGTACAGTAGCTAAATTTGATTTATTAACTGCTTTAACTACTATAACTACTTCATATTATCTAATTCGTAGCTTACTAACAAGTTTTGGTATTACTTTAGATTATGGAGTTATACCTCCTGATTCTAATAAAAAATACAATGCTAAACTTACAAGTTTCGGTATTACTTTAGATTATGGTACTATTGCAACTAAAAATTATTTTAAAACTAAAATGAATACTTGGGGAATTACTATTGATGAAGGTATGAGCAGTTTTATATATGAAGTATTATAAAAATATTTAAAATTAAATATGGTAAACAAAATATGAAACAATAACATAAATTAAATGGCAACTATAAAAGCAAAAATAAATGGGGTATGTTAGCCATAATCCTATTTGCCATCTTTAACGGGCAAGTCATTAATTGGCAACAAGGAAAGACAGCGGATACAGGATGGCATATTACATCGTTTATTATTAGGGCTTGTTTAGTTCTTCAAGCACCCACGATAGGCTTAGGCTTAATATTCGGGGTGCTTGCCTGGGCTGGATACAATCTTATCATTAATTTTATTATGGGCGAAAAATGGGATTATTTTGGAAAGTACGACTTTTTGAAAGGTTGGGTTTATTGGGTTTTAAATATATTAATTTTAATTGGAGGGGTAATTTTAGTAATATACAATATATAAAGTAATAACAGTTTTAAAACAAATGAAATGAGTGAAGATTTAGAGAAACAAACAGTAGCAGCACTAGGTAGCCAAACTGGAGAGATACCAACTACTA